GTTAATATTTGTCTATTAACTGATATTCTTTGTACGTAGAGAGGTCTAGCTTCAGGCGTTGACCCTCCATCATATGGAGATACTACTGAGTTGAATTGTTGGTAGCTACGGTTACTAGCGTCAAGGTATGTTGTATCTCTACCTACAAGGGCATTGTGGATAGCCCAACTAGTATTAGATATTTCAGCCTTAGACATCTCATTCTTTCCAAACACCAGTATGACAAATGTAAAATTATCGAACTGCCACTTAGGATTTATGTCACTACTTATAGCCTTTATTACAATTTGATAATCATTACCGTAGAAGTCATCTTGGAAGCCTCCTACAAATACTTGATTCGCAAGCAACGCCCAACCTTCAGATGCTGATATGTCTATAATTATCTGCCGTAAATCTAGCTCCGGTGTGTTCTGATTAGGTATTGCCATTCTATTATCCTTTTGTTAAAGAAGACTTATGATTCTCGTTGCTAATCTTCTATAGACGGTATGCAATGCGGCTTGCCGCCCTCCAATAGCCATGATGCCACGAACTCAATATAGCGCCACTCAGCGTCATTAGTATCACGAAGATTCTTACCAACAACGCTAGAAGCTGTTTCATCAGGGTCGCCAAAACGATGTTCTGTTCTGACAAATAGATTGAGCACTGGCGAGCATATTACGTTCCAATGCTGGTCTATGCTGGTCATAATCCTGTCGCCTAATTTGGTTAGCCAGTTACGGATACCGAAGGCATGTCGAACAATTAGCAGCGCAAGCGCCGACAGGTAAAAGTACAGCAACAAAGGATTTAACCACCAGAAAAAGTAGAAAGTCCCTACTGCTAATCCCCAATAGGTCACTGATGCGAGTAGGCCTCTTATAATGCTCACTCTGATTGTGCCAACAGGTGCGCGGCAATAAGCATCTTAATCTTGCTACGGTTATACCCACTACCTATAGAACTGATTGTTATCTTACTCATGTATGTTCGCCTGTAGTATATTCATTACGGGTGGGTTTTAACGTAGTCATCGAATTTCTGGTTAACCTCTTGTAAGGCTTTAATCAGGGGACCAATCAATTCATCGTAGCCTATACTCAAAACGTCTTCACCACCTGACACTTTATGATCTTGGTAACCACCGAAATCAATTCCACTCTCTGCGATTACTTCAGCGACTTCCTGAGCAATTACCCCGTGGTGATACCGGGTACGTTTATGCGTTCCGTCATGTATAAGGTTTTCGTGTTTTACCGCGATCAACCACTCAGCACAATCATTTTCATACTGAGATAGTGCCAACTCATGCGCTTGAATATCTTGTTCTGTTGCATCATCTTTCAACGGTTCAGGTTCGGTAGGGGCATCGGGCTTGTAATCATCACGTAGATCCCAACGGTAGTCCACCGGACGTAATGCAGTGATAAAATCTAACCCTAGTATCGTATCTCTCACGTCTGCTTTATCACGCAAATCAGAGCGATCTTGGACTGTACCGTATACATACGTTGTAGTGTCACTGTCACCAAGCTGAACTTGGTCTGACCCTGTTACTGCTGAACTGTGGCCTAACCCTGATACGTTGTCGTAAGTTATGTTGGAAAGCAGTGCGTTCCCGCCAGAGGCTGTGTTTCTTATCCCTGTTGTGTTGTTAAACAGTGCATTAACGCCGATGGCTACGTTACGCAACCCTTCTGTGTTGGAAAGCAATGCTCGATAGCCGTTGGCTGTGTTATAGTCCCCTGTTGTGTTGTTAGTCAGTGCTTGATAACCATGGGCGGTGTTTTGAATCCCTGTAGTATTGTCATACAGTGCGTTATAGCCGCTGGCTGTGTTTTGACTCCCTGTTGTGTTGGAAAACAGTGCTTCATAGCCGTTGGCGGTGTTTTGAATCCCTGTAGTATTGGAACGTAGTGCTTGATAGCCGTAGGCTGTGTTGTTGTCGCCTGTTGTGTTGGAAAACAGTGCTCTTTGGCCGTTGGCTGTGTTATTGCTCCCTTCTGTGTTGGAAAACAGTGCTGTATATCCGGTGGCTGTGTTAAAGAGCCCTGATGTGTTGGAATACAGTGCTCGATAACCAGTGGCTACGTTGTAGCTTCCTGTTGTGTTGAAACGCAGTGCTTGGTAGCTGTTGGCTGTGTTTCTTATCCCTGTTGTATTACTTTCAAGAGCGCCTGTACCATAGGCTGTGCTAAGGGTTGACCCACCCCCGCCATAATATGTGATGTCGCCTGTGAATACACCGCCTGATTTAGGTACTAGCGTGGAAACCTCCTCCTTAATTTCAGTAAGAGCTCCATTAATCTTGTCACTCCCACTCTTCAAACTGTCCAGCGTAGGACTACCTGTTGTATTGTCAATAAGAGGACTGTCGTAGTTTAAAGCCATTCTATTTCTCCGTAAAAATTATCATAACATTTATGATGTGTATTCTGGTTTATTGTTTACTTACCAGCAATCATTTGGTAAGCCTGTTCCTTAGTTTCTAGGAAAGCCTCATCAAGCCACATATCTCTAGCACCTGCTTTACGCCATGTAACATTATTGACGTTATAATAAATTGTAGAGATGTAGTCTACGTCGTTATCTTTGTCATATCCGAACTCAGCGACAATCCTGTGCTTCTCCATTTTAACATTCACGTAAGCTGAGTTCTTAGTCTTCATAGTATCTTCTGGAACATACACATCAGCCTGAGCCATGATAAGCTCTACAGCCTTCTCTGTACGATCTCTAAGACTCTCTGAGACTGTCTCAACACGCGTTGTAAGCTGCTTAGTCCACTTATCTATGTCATTACGCGTGTAAGCTCTACGCCTTGTCTTAGCCACTATGAAGCCTCCTCTACGCCTATCAAATTACATAACGAAATTCTGTGCGACCACCTGAAAAGCTTGATATTGATCTGCGATCTTTAACGGTGAAACTACCCTTGCTTGGTGAGGATTCTAAAGACTCTCCAAAGAAAGCAACATCTCCAATAGCCATAACATCCTTCTCACAAAATATCGAAGCCCTTCCTCTCTGTTCTACACCGTCTAAGTTAACAAAAAGACTTCTGCTGATCATTATATTTAACCCAAGCATAGACAGGTGTGGTGTAGCTTAGATTGCCATAAGCATCAGGCTCACCTATTTGTTTCCACACCGTTACAACATCAGGAGTCCTACGAGTCTTCTTATTAATCTTAATAGCCATGTTAAGCTCTCTGTGCAGTTATGAAGGTTGTTGTAGATCCGTAACCTAACCTAGCGAGGTTCTTTTTAACATCCAACACACCAGCACCATCTTCAGCATATTCACCTGAATACTCTTCTCTAGTACTTCCCCATGCTTGTGATTTAAGCCTGATAGGATCAACTGTCAACTCATGCTCCATGCTCGATATAGCAAGCTGGATAGTGCTAAGGGAGATAACATCCGGTAGGCCTGTGATAACTCTTCCAGACATATCTTGAAACTCTTCCCTTGGAAAATTGAGAGACTGCGTATCTGTTAAGAGGTCGCCAGCCCAATTTAGGAGGTTGTCTACGAACATGGTAGCTAGTTGTAGATACCTCTCCTTGGACGGTGCTGTTAAGGAGAACCAGTCTTGCTCGTCGATGAAAGTGGCATAATCGTCAGCATCTGACACAGAGGCGTATGAAGTCGCATCGACAACCCCAGTACCATCCTCAACCACAAATTCGTAAGCCATTTTCTAGTCTCCTTAAACGGTTAATTTTGAGCCAACACCCTTTACTTTTTCAAGGGCTTCAACAGCTTCTTTTTTAGTTTTAAACTCTCCACCCAGATTACGACTTGCATACTCTTTAACCTGAGCTGCTGACATCTTTTCAAGGTCAATTTCACCCTCTTTAGAGGCACTCTCCTGAGTCTCCTCTTCAGAGGCACTCTCCTGGGTCTCCTCGTAAGGGGGTTGAACAGGCTCCTGAGTATCTGTTGAAACAGACCCTTTAGTATCTGTTGAAACAGGCTCTTCAGTATCAACAGCCTCAGCAATATGCTCAGGGCGCTGTTCAGGAGTCTGCTTAGTAAGCTGTTCATCCAATCCACCCTCTGTAACAACTTCGCCATCCTCATTGAAATAGATACGTGGAATCCCTCTAGCTTGATAAGCGTCTGCAATGGTTTTATTAGTTGTCATCACGAAGTCAACGCTATGCTTCGGTGCTGCGAAGAACCTTGGATTTGCGTGTTCAACTTTATAACCCTTACCAAACTTCTCTGTCAGGTCATCCTTAGAATAAACTCTTACTTTCTTGTCAAATGACATAGTGATACCTTGTTGTGTTTTATGTAATTGTTATGAGGGGATATTTACTAGAGTGTTTCTATCGCTGTGAACTTATTGACGCGGAGACTTTCTATGACTAGAATAGGCCTACTTACATTCAAGAGGGTGGATTATGTTTTTTAAAGATTTTGTAAAGGCTGCTGGGGAGAAACATGCTGGTGCCTACGAATACACCGACAACTTGTTGAGCATATCTTCGAGTCACAAGTTCAATGCCCACTGCTCAAAGCATGATACAGCCTTCTCACAGACTGTAAACAACCACTTAGCAGGTAAGACAGGTTGCAAGCAATGTAGTGCTGATAAGCGCCGTGAGGCTCGTTCTGACGGTCTACAAACATTCATAGTTAAGTCCGAAGCGGTATTTGGAAAGGGGGCTTTTGACTACTCCAAAACTGAGTATGCTAACAATTCTACACCCATCACTCTCACCTGTATTAAGCATGATAGAGACTTCAAGCAGTCCCCTGCCGCACACTATAGAGGTGCTGTGTCTTGTGCTGCTTGTTTTGAGGAAGCCTTACAACTACTCACCTAGCTACTCCCGCGATGACTTTATATCAGATTGCACATCTCTCTTTGGTGACAGGTACACTACTCTGAAGTTGATTATGTAGATAATAGTACTAAGGTGGTGATACATTGTAACATTCACAATGAAGACTTCTTGCAAAGCCCTAGCAAGCACAAAGCGGGACAATTAGGCTGCGAGATATGTAGGCAGGATAGGACTTTAGAGAGGAGCAAGAGTCTTATTAAGGCTAACCTATCTGAATTGAAAGACGTTGTTGAAGTTAATTACAAAGGGTCTTACCAAATAGTAGAAGACTCTTTCAGTGAGTTAGGAGCATCTGTAACAGTCTACTGTAAAGACCACGATGTTACATTTGAGTGTTGGGGAACTTCTATTAGAGATGGCCTAGTAGTTTGTCCAGAGTGCCGTAAGGATGTACAGCATTCTCAATCAATGGGCTTATCTGAGTTTACTTTGAGGGCTGAAAACCTCTGGGACGGGAAGTATGATTATTCTGAAGTCAAATATAAGAATATAATGACACCTATAGCGATAACCCTGCAAAAGGACCACGAGAAGACCTTCTTACAATCACCCGACAACCACCTTAGAGGGTTTTCAAGGGTGTTCGTCCTGTAGTTTATGGGGTACTTCTAAAGGGGAGCAAGAGGTTGTGGATTTTGTAGATGGCTTAGGTGTGGATTACAAAAGTAATTGCAGAAGTGCTATCAGCCCTTTTGAAATTGACCTGATAATCCCCTGTATAAATCTAGCCATAGAGTTTAACGGTACATACTATCATAGTGACATTATGAAGAAGCCTTCCTACCACAAGAATAAGTACGATATGGCTTCTAAGGCAGGTTTAGATATGCTGTTTATCTGGGAGCATGATTGGAATATCTCAGCTAAGAGGGAGATAATTAAGAATATGATTAAGTCTAGGTTAGGTGTCCTAGATTCTAAGAAGATTGCTGCTAGGAAGTGTGAGATACGCGATGTTAATGTGGGAGATTATGGAGAGTTCTTTGATGAGTTTCACATACAAGGGTCTCCTAAGAAAGCCTCATACGCTTATGGACTCTATTTTGAAGATGAGCTTGTGAGTGTTATGACGTTTATTAGGAAAGATTCCACTACCTTTGACCTTAGCAGGTTTTGCAGTCGGTACAATGTTCAAGGGGCTGCTAGCAAGCTCTTAAAGCATTTCAAGAGGCATGTTGAATGTGAGAGCTTGATAAGCTTCTCAGATAATCAAACATTCTCTGGTGGGCTATATAGCAAGCTAGGTTTTGTTAAATGCTCTGATGTGAAACCTGATTACAAAGTGTACCACCCCATCTCAGGGATAAAGCACAAGTTTGCTTGGAGACGTAACATGATTCCTTTGAGACTTTCTGAAATTGGTAGGGGTTATAACTATTTCGATCCTAAGAGCGATGTAAGGTCGGAATGGGATGTGCAGGATGAGGTGAGGGCTTTGCGTGTTTGGGATGCTGGTAAGATTAAATGGGAGATTAAGCTTTAAAGGTCGAAAGCTTTCCAACTTTCCAGTAGGTATGAAAAAGCCCTCCGAAGAGGGCATCTAAAGATGGCATCTAAAGAGGGCTTGTAGCTTTGTCTAAAGACTCTTTAGAGGAGTCTTACAGAGAACCTGCTGTAACGGCACTTCAGCATAACACCAGGGCCGGATTTAATATCTGTGAAGACACTATCCCAGTTGGAGCTAGTACCAATAGCTGCAAGGTTAGGACTTGCAGAGCCGCTGTAAGAGAAGCCTTTCATGCGAACTGTCAAAGCCATTTCACCTTGCAGGATACGCAAGATATTAGCTTTACCAAGAAACGGTGCTAAGCTCAATAGCGCGGTCTTCTGATTCAATCATACGAACTGCATCTTCGGTCAGGCCGAGGATATAGGTTTCAGAATCATTAGAGCTATCACCAGCAGGATCTACGTCATACAATGCTGGGGAGTCTGTTACAAGGACGGGTAGCCCGAGTGATGCGGTAATCCCACCGTACAAAATTATGTCACTGTTACCTGGCAGCTTATCGACGATCTGACCTTCTGTCAAGTCTGTGAAAGTACTAGAGTGCATCACCCAAGCTACGACACGGTTCCGACGGTCACCCATCAGGCCCAGTGTACGGTTCAATGCTTTAGATGAGATAACCTTGTCAGCATCGGTAGTCTCTGCTGTGATATCAGACTGAGTACCAGCAGCTTTACTAAGACAAGCGGTAGCAGCAGTAAGACCACGGTTAAGCCATTCTACAGCAATCTCAGCACCCATTTGTTGACCCAGCACAAAGCTCATGGTCTCGGGGGTATCACCCAGCTTTCGGAACTGGTCAAGAGTTGCTTGAAAAGGACCGATACGCATGTTCATCTTCGGAGAGATCAGCTCACTTTGAGACAGACCAGTCGGAGTAACATCGGTAACATCGGTAGGATCACGGTCAGTAACACCAGTGCTCAAGTCCCAGAAACTACGCTTCTCAAAATCACCTTTCAGGGATTCGGTAACAAAGTTTATAGCACCATTAGATTGCGTATTAACATCGTCAGCATATTGCTCAACGACTTCGATAATGCCACTGAAGTATTCTTCGTTATAAATAACTACATCAGCTTTTGTTGAAGTTGCCATTTTTAATGACTCCTATATCGTTTATTTAGGTTAACTAATAAAAGCCATCTCGACTTGTCTTCGGGAAATCCCTTTTTAGGATATTTCTTTTTTCATAAAGTTTTAATACACTCACCCAGAGTGCTTATAAAACTTCGGACAGATTGTTTTTAAAAATGTTCATTCTTTAAGTTTTCAACCCCAGTTTGACATCCACCCCGCCCTAAAGGACGGGGATTCCTTCTGCAAGACGGCCATGCCCGACCGCAAGAATGTTCTTAGCAGCATTGATATCTCTATCATGCAGTGTACCACACTCGGTACAAGCCCATTCTCTTATTCCAAGTCCTGCTCTACCTTTCGGACTGTTGTGGCTGATGCAGCCGCAACACGAACAAGCTTGGGGAGTGTACATTTACTTCAAAAACTAAGCCTGCCTACTGACATGTGGAACCCAACTTAGTTTTTGATCTTCCGATTGGAAGATAGCTTACTGTACCGTGGTGACTGAATTTTGTCAAACTTTTTCTTTCATTGACATCCGACTCTATTTATGGCGCGAGACTAAATAGCATTAGAAGCACTATTCAAGACCTACTTCCGGCTCTTCGGAGCATTACGCTCTAGCTTATTAAACGCTTCAATGCCGTGATCTCTGACGTATTCTTGCTTCTGACGATCAGTCATCTCATTCCTGTAAGCTTTGGGAGAGGAAGCTGAAGGTGCTCCTTTATCTGTGGATGAGCTTCCAGATCCACCAACTTCAGGAGCCGAGAAAGCCTTACCAAATACCTTATCTTCACGCATCTCGTTTACACGGTCAGCGATAGTCATTGGCTTACCATTTTTATTCTGACGAATTGTACCAGATACATCGACAATCTGAGATGTCATTTTACCTGAATGCTCATCTTGAATAAGCTTAATCTCATCTTTCAAGTAAGGCAGAAGAAATGCTGGTTCACCTTTCATCTCACTAATTACACGCAATGCTTCACTATCAATTAGAGTGCTTTCCAACTGTGTACGGTATTTCGTCACATCCTCGTTAGCTTTCTCTAAGTCGGATTTATACTTTTCAACTTGAGTTTGGTGCTGTGTTTGTAATCTTCTCTTGCCACTCTGAAAAGTTTTTCTCTTCTTCTGCTTTTTTGTATTTCGGTAGTCTTCACGTTCTTTAAGAATCTCACGAGCTTTTTCAAGACTGTCTAGTCCCATTTCTTCATACTTATTTAACTTTTTCACGACGCTCTTGAGCTTCTTTATTTGCACTGTGCAAAGCATCTCGAATACGTTTAGCTTCGTCAGGGCTTACCCAATCTTTATACTTGTCTTCAGGCTTGTCTTCAAGATTCTCTACAGGCTTATCTGTAGGCTTATCTGTAACGGGTAAATCTTTTTCCGATTCATTCTCTAATTGACTATCATCAGTCTTTTCTAGCTCAGCCATCACAGCCTCCTTAATTATTTAGCATTACGCTTTAAAATTTGCTCACCAAGAGCAGCTTACTGCTTAGGCACCTTGAAAAGGCACCTTATGAGGGTTCCTCAGGAGGGTTCCTCAGGAGGGTTCCTCAGGGAGGGTTCCTCAGCAGGTTCTTCTTCACCTTTTGAGGTGTCTGGTACAGATTGTTCTAGATTTTCTTCACTTTCTTGCTTCAAGGCTTCCGCAGCCTCACTTTGCTCCTCCATTCTCTTATCTCTCTCAGCTTTGAGAGCAGCTTCATCATATTTAGCATCCGGTGATATGATTCCACGACGCTTAGCCTCTTCAAATAACTGTGTATTGGTAAGAGGAAGATCCTTCATGCTAACAATTGCTGCAGTTGGATTAGGCTCACTAGGTGCTGTCTGTCCGAGTTGCACAGTGACATCAGAAGCATCCACACCGAGCCACATCCCAGCGATTACGTATGCGTCTTTTATCATCCTCAGAACAGACCTTGTTGTTAGCTGCATGAGTGACATCGCTTCAACAGAGTCCAACTGCCTTGCAGTGGCTGTCTGACGATCCTTAGACTGGCCCATGAAGATCTCTGCACCCAACACCCTCATCTGCTCCTCAAGGCTTGCAAGGTCTTTTGAGCCAGCCTCAATAGCCTTGCCAGTGTGCTCTATATACTTCATATCAGCTTCTGCGTTTGTAGAGTTTACAACCCGGTTAGAACCAATCTCCATACCTTGTAGCTCATCACTACCAAAACCTGAAGCTAGGATGAAGGGTACTCTGGCAATGTGTAGAATGTTGCGCTGGTCAGAACTTGATTGCCAATGCGTAAGGTTAATTTGAGCAAGATCTTCAAGGGGTGGCTCAGCGAGCATGAAACCTTTCTTAGCTGCATACCCTGTAATTAGTGGAATGAAGCCAAGGCTATTTCTGTAGACATTATCTTCTGGTATGTATTGGTCAACACCGTCATTATATTTATACACTTCTACGAAATCATTATGCCAAACTCTGACTTGCTTCTTATTCTGAGTGAGCCATGGGTTCTCAGTAGACCTCTCAATTTCAGTTTCACTAAGTCTTACTAGGTCTAGGCGGGGGTAGCCCATATCTAGGTTGTATTCCCACCCTATCAGAGATACCGAGCTTACAATATTTAGATAAGGCCTAAAGCCTGCTTGCTTAAATTCTGAGTAGTTCATCTCAGCCGATGCAGAAGTTGGGAAGTCTACAATGATGTGTGATTTTCCGAATATCAGATGCTCTTGCACGAGATCATCGGCAATCTCAGTCATACTCCTGCCATCCCCTGTAGCATTGTTCTGGAGGAACTCAAGTTCTTTCGGCACATTAGAAATTATGAGGGGTTCTGACAATGCTTGACCGGCTGCAGATTGTACTGTTTTCTTATAGACATTGAAGAGGCTTGTCCTAGCTAGACGAACTTTATAAGCTTCCTTCGTTTCTCTAGGCTCTTTCGGCAAATAACCTTCACCTGCTCCCTTCATCTTGGAAACACCACCGAGTAGTGTTAGTGGAAGTGCCCATTGTGCAGCCATATAAAGATACTGATCGCTGGGGATCTCGACTCCAGACATAGTAAAACCCTCTAAAATTGAATGTGTTATTCCAGTTCAGAGGGTTTACGGTGCAGGTTGTTTTAGCTTTCGTAGAGGTCAGCAACAAATTTACTAAGGTCTGATCGCATATTATTCTCAGATGGCATGTCAACAAATCCAACATACCCCTCTTCGATAGCAGGATCTCTAATCCTAACCTCGTAATCTGTCACTGTAATCCTACTAATCAGATCCGTAAGCCCGTCCTGCCGATGTGAGATAGCGTAAGACTGTGCCCTATCCCCTGAAACGATGACCTTGGTGTTTTCACCAGCTCGTTCCATGCAGAGTTTCAGCGTAGCGGGAGACATGTTCTGAGCTTCTTCAATGATTATCAAGGAGTTATCAAACGTCATACCCTGTATGAAGTTGGGAATCGTAAGGGTTATATTCTCATTCTTAATATCGTTGGCAAGTTTATTCCTACTGATAAACCCTGTGAAAAAGCTCTTGCATAGATAGCATGTGGGCTTCAAGCTTATCTTCGATACCCCCCTTCAAGAATCCAAGCTTGTCATCACCACTTTCAGTCGGGTTCTTAATTAGGATAAATCTTATTAAAATTACCCTCCCGATACTCTTTTAGAGCTATCCAGATTGCAGTTGCAGATTTACCTGTGCCGGTGGAGCCTTGAACAACAGTGAGGTGGTTATCGTAAAAGGAGGTTCGGATGTCTTTTTGTTTATCTGAGGGGTGAAACCAGTCTAAGTCCCACTCTTTCTGGAAGGATTCTTTCTTGTCAATCACCCTACTATCACTCCGGTCCTTCTTAGCGGTCATATTATTTTTACGATTGGCTCGATTAGCCATGGACGTTTCTCCCGATCAGTTGGTTGTTTGATGCCTATCTCAAGCATCTTGTAGAGGACTTCTGCTCTGCAGCAAAGTCTACACCCCTTGAGAACCATTCTCAAAGGAAAAGTTAGCACAAGGGAAGAAGAAGGCGAAGCCTTAATTTAAGAAGGCCTTGAGAAGCCTTAGGAGGGCATGTCAAGGTCAGATACCCGAAGGGTATGCAGTTTGACAGATTATACTAGTGCAACTCTACAAATGTCGCAATTGTGTAAATGTCTCAATTGTGTAAACACCTCTGAAAGCCGCATTAATAGGGCATGTGGAATGTCGCAATTATGTAAATGTCTCAATTGTGTAAATAGATGTCTCAATTCTGTAGAACTCTCTAGGGGGTGTTTCATCGTAGTCTTTAGAGGAGCTTAAAAGTCCCTTAGTAAGAAAGCTTACGACAGTACGAAAGATTACTTTGCAATTGAGGCTTCGCCTTCTTCTTCCTTCTACAACTCCTTACAATATTAAAGCCTTACAGTTGTCAAGCCTATGTGCTAAAGCACAGCAATTTGACAGGTATTGCAAAGCTTTAAGTATATCTTAAGAAACCTTTTAAGGTTGTCTCCCTCCATCTGCAATAGCCTAAGTTCTGAAAGTGATGTAGAACACTTGTCAAGGTTGTGCTAAAGCACAGCAATTTGACATACCCCTACAAATACTCCCATCTCCTAGAACGGTATCCAGCACAATTCATTGTGTATGGGATTGTGGAATCTATCTGGAATATTAGATTAGCTCTAGCTGCCCCTGTAAAGCCATACAAAGTGTTTTAGTACCCACCCTGCGTGCTTCCATAGGTTAGAGCAATTAAAATGCGCTGTGTGTACGCTGAGGAAGTCTCAGAGCTATATTGAGGTGTCTATTGTACTTGCATGTCAATGTTATGTGCCAAAGCACAGCAATTTGACAAATCTTACAAATACTTTAAAAATAGTTGAAATTAGTGCTTGACTTCCCTTTTTCGGTGTGTTACCCTAAAGATCTATTGTTTAGAGATAGCTTGTAAGTTAACTCTTAAGTATACTAACTATATACTTGTAAGTATCTTTAAAGTATATTGTAAAGATATATACTATTGTTTTCTTCCACTATTGTATTAATATATATATTAAGATATTCTAATATACTTAATATATATTAAGTATATTAAACCTTGTAAGTGCTTTACAAGGCTCTACGCAGGTGGTAGGCTTGCTCCAAATCAATCAGAGAGGGGGGTTTAACCTTGTTAAAATCAGATTCAGCCTTGTTAAAATCAATCATTCTTGGACTCACAGCCTTGGTCTTCTCAACACTCTCGTATTCGCAGGAGTCTCAGGGGTGTCCTGAGTACACACCAGAGCAGACTTACATCTTGAAACTTGCCTACACAATCGCACAACAACCAGACCCTGAGGTGTACGAAGCACTCGGAGGTCACCTTGGCCACACATTCGCTGCTATAATTGCCCAAGAGAGCTTTGTATGGCGTCACATACAGCGTTTCAACACGTCAGATGGCGACATGGGTAGCTGGGGCTTAGGACACGTCACAGTTGAAACTATGCTTCACTACGAAGGCCTCGATAATAACTTTAAGAACCGCACCGAAGCAGTGCCAGATTGGATAGCTTTGATGCTTACTGATGATATTGCCTCCCTACGCTACAGCTACGAAATCCTTAAAACAAAGATTGTGCCGAACTCATTTTATATGACACGTATGCGTTATAACGGGGGTGGTGCTGCAGCACAGAACTACGCGGTTAAGGTTGGCGAGGTAGTTAACGTATTCATACGCTGTGGGATGTTTAAAAATGGGTAACTCTTCAAGTTCAGGAGTCCCTATAAGATTCATTGGGAGCAACCTAAGCATAGGCCCTGGAAGCTAGTAATATCCTGGGGGACTGGTGAGCACTTCACTCAGAAGTATCTCTGGGGGGAGCTAGGAAGTGCAGAGCCTGTTTACGTTTATCAGTGGGATCTTGACATAAATCCAAACGTGCCTATACTATCAGGACTTTCCGTTGAGGATGGTCTCAATATAATTCAAGTTTACCGTGACTGGTGGGAGAAAATAAGTGGGTAAGACATACAAGGGTGATACAGAAGATAACGTTAAGAAAAAGCGTAAAGGCGATAAGGATCGTCGCAAGCATCGTAAAGATAAGAAGTGGGGAGATTCCAGATGAAGCCATCTGAATTTAAAGATTTAACACCTAAGCTTTACGATGCCCTTGAAGATCGTGTGAGAGCTTCTGGAGGCTCTGTGAAGATGCGTACACTCTCACCCACTACAACCGTGTTCCTCCTAGATGCAGGCTACCTGAACAGTCCTGTAGAGGCCTACGAATTGTACAATGACGGGGAGAAGGCAGAGTGGAGATTCCGTGGAAATGTTAAGAGCTAAATTTGGAGGTTTGTGATGAGTGCAACAGTTAAAGAATTGAAAGAGTGTTTGGAACAGTTTGATGATGATGATGTTGAAGTTTTCATTCTCAATGAAGGTAGGGGTTTTGAACCAGCTTGGTTAGAGATGGATGTCGTGAAGGACGGGTATAGGCTATTCATAGGTGCTGATGGCCCTACATAAGATTTAAAACTTTACAAAGACTTGACAATATATTAAAAGTCTTTATACTACTCTTAAATCAAGATTTAGAGTTTTCGTATTGTCCAGTGGTTATTCAACAATGCAAGAAGATGAGCTGAATCAAACTAGTCTAAAGAAGGTGATCAGATGGCTTTTAATTTCTTAATGAAGCCCTACAAGAAATTCATTTTACAATGTCGCAGCAAAGTACACAGACTTCAAGGAAGATACGGAGGAAGTTGTACAAGAGGCTATGCTTAAAATATGGCTAAACCTGCCACAGTTTAGAGGGGATAGTAAGATATCCACATGGATCTACATTATCAGTGCAAATGCGGCTAAGAAGAATTTAACATCCCGATCAAAAATCCCATCCCACCCTAGAAATCAGAAAATATCCTATGAGGAGACTAAAGGGATTACTAATGAAACAGAGAGGGATGTTAGTAATCCTCCAACTTCTAATGACCACAGTATTTTTGGAATACAAATAGATTCTCCAGAGGACATCCTGATAGCTGGAGAATTGCAGGACTCTATCTTCAACCTCTTTGACCAGCTTGCAGATGACCTGTTTAATGCACTCTACCTACGGGAGATACAACTGTTGAGCTATGAAGAGATATCAGAACAGCTAGATATACCTCTAGGGACTTGTAAGTCTAGGCTCTTCAATGCCAGATCTATGTTAGATATGAGTTTAAAAAGGCATCTAGGAGAGTCTAGTAATACGAGATTCCAAGTAGGCTCTTAAAACAAGGGGGTCGCGACCATCTCAAAAGAGCGGAACTTAACTTAAGGTGGTCGTGATGACTGAACAAGAAAGAGACTATTCCTGCGTTGTAGATCATGGCATAGAATCATGCTGGGGAGACATTTCAAAAGATGATAGGGTGCTAGGCAGAGAACTCAAGTACCTCAAGGAAAAAGAGCCTGAAAAACTTGCGGATCTTATATCAAAATTAAGTGGTGCCGAGGCTGAAGACATCCTACACAATGAAGCTATATGGGCAAGGGATAAGCAACTTGTAGACTTTGATGATTTGTACACAGTCACAATGATGATGTGTGGCAGAGGTTTTGGTAAGACTTACAGTCTATCCGTGACGATTAAGAGGGCTGTTGAAAATTACGGTGTGAAGAAAATAACGGTAATGACTCAGACTAATCGAGACATACGTGCAACAGTTGTACCTGAGATAATTGAAAGGTATCCCGAGGGTCACGCGAACCGCCCAGAGTTCAAGGGTAACCTAAACACTATGAAATTCCCTAATGGTGCTCAGATTCTATTCATATCTGCGGAAGCTGGTGCTGATGCTCCTCGTGGTACTCAGTGCGAACTGTTGCTAGGTGATGTAGGTAGCTTTTTACGGGAATAGTGAGGATATTGTAACACAAGCTCTTTTAACCTGCCGTTTAGGTATATCTCGGGCATATTTCCTTCACCACTCCAAAATCCACACCACTTATCCAGAGATGGGTTAGAGAAGCTAAAGACCCCGACCAAACTTATATAAGGATTATTAATGGTTCAACTATTGATAACCAAATCCAACCTATCTAGGACATTCATTGACACCACTGTTGCAACTTACAAAGGTACTCGGCTAGAGCGTGTAGAATTGCATGGGGAATTGATATTGGAAGCTGAAGGTGCAATGTGGAATAA